ACTATCTTACAAAGATAAGCCTGTTGTCCAAAACCGACAAGAACGAACGCTTTTACTCAAATGACCAGTGGCGTGGGATAAAGGTCAATAAACTGCCTACGCCGGTGCTGAATGTCACGAAGCGTATCGTGGATTGGAAAGTATCACAGGTCATGAGCGACCTCATAAAGATGCGGTTTACTGCCGAGGGCATATCGGATATTGCAGAGGATGAAAGAAGCACACAGTATCGCGAAATCGCAAGCCTTTTTACTGAGTATTCCGACACCTTATGGGAACATCTGAAAATGGATGCAATGAACGAAAAAGGCTTGCTCAAGGCGGCTATCGGCTGCTCGATGGTGTCGTACTGGTACTGGTATGACAAGATTGACAACGGTGACGGACAGATGGGTAATGTCATGGGTGAGCTGGTGAATGCCTGCAACTATTTCCCTGGCGACCCGAACAATCCCGAAATCAATAATGCATACGAGCCTGTGCAGCCATATATCGTCCTGTCGTTCCGTCGGAATGTTGAAGATGTGCGGCTTGAAGCGAAGGAAAACGGCGTGCCCGAGAGGGAAAGAGAACACATTGCATCGGATGACGATACCGACAATCAGGCAGGCGACAGGGCAAAGACCGAGCTGGAGGGTGGCGACGGTAAATGCACCGTCCTGCTTCATATGTGGCGTGAGCTCGTTGAGGAATTTGATGAGGTCGAGCAGGAAGTCATTGATCCAGTGACGGGCATGACCTTTATAGAAAACGTTAAGGTGTCCAGGGGTAAACGCTGGCACATATTCGCCGAAAAGTCCACCAAGAGCGTTGTTATTCGTAAAAAGTGGGACACGGGGCTTCATCGTTACCCTGTCGCACTGATGAACTGGTATGAACGTGAAGGCGATGCATACGGCGAAGCAGAAGCAACGTCGCTTATCCCGAACAATATCATGATAAATCAGCAGGCCGCGATGATTGCGCTATGGATAAAGCTGCACGGATTCCCAAAGGTTATTTACGATAGCACAAGGATAAGCGGATGGACGAACGAATTCTCGAAAGCCATCCCTGTCAATGGCGGTGATGGCGGCGTCGCCAGTGCGGCCCAGTATATGCAGCCTGCGCAGATATCTGCGGCTGTAATGCAGTTCATGCAGTGGTTCATGCAGACCACTAAGGATATGGCGGGCGCGAATGAATCTGCGCTCGGTGAAGCAAATCCGACGAATACATCAGCTATCATCGTCAACAGCAAAAACGCTGTTGTTCCACTGTCAAGTATCAAGCGCAGGTTTTATCAGTATGTCGAGGACATCGGCCTGATATGGCTCGATTTCTTTACAAGTAAGTATATTGACTATCCTGTGCGCAATCTGACGATACAGCGCGAAGGCAAAACCGTGATCGAGCAGATCGATACATCGCTCCTGAAGGATATCAAACTGAGACTGAAAATCGATGTCGGCCCATCCAACATGTGGAGCGAAGCCGCAGAGATACAGACGCTTGATAATCTGTTGCAGCAACAAATGATATCCTTTATCGAGTATCTTGAACTGCAGCCCGACGGAGTTGTCCCGGGACGAGACAAGCTGCTTGAAGCACGCAAATCAGCAGAGACACAGCAGAGAGCGGCAGATCAGGAATTGCTGCATACACTCATGTCGCAGTATGAGGCGCAGCTGCCTCCCGAGGCACAGAAGAAGCTCGCCGAACTGCGGCAGAATCAGCCCGATCAGTATGAAGCGACGGTCAAGCAGATGATACGCGAGAATCCGAGACCATACGCCTATAACGTGGAAGGGGGTGGTGGGGCGTGAAATGTGATACTTGCAGCGGCAAGATGATGATTGCCGGCAGTAGATTTGTCAGCGAAGAAGGCTCAACGGAAGTATATCAAGAATTGAAGCTTGTCTGCATAAACCCAAAGTGTGACGACTTTGGAGGATACGACTTAAACAAAGCAACCAAATACAAAGTTATAAAACGCAAAGTTAATTGAGCGTCCGAAATGGCGCTTTTCTTATGCCCTTTTACTTGTTTTCAGGCTAGTGAAAACACGGAAAATTTAACAGCCCACCACGGCTTAAAACTGAGGGAGGTTTTATCATGCCAGAAGATTTGATTCTCAACGATGATGTTATTCTGCCGGAAGATGATGCCGCGACGGCAGGCGGCGAAGGACAGCAGAATTCTTCCGAACCGGCGGCAGATACGGGTAACGCCACCCTGGAAGGACAGGCGGCAACTCAGGAGACACCACAGGAAACGGCACAGGAAAAACAGGAGAGGCTTTTCAAACAGTCTGAACTTGACGCAATCATCAGGGAAAGGCTGGCAAGGGAAAGGCAGAAGTTTGAAGCCGAACTGAGAAACAACCCACATCTTTCTTACCTTGAGCAAAAGGCACAAAAACTCGGAATCACTGTTGAGCAGCTTATTGAGAATGACCGTAAGTTTGAGGAACAGGAAGCGCTGAACAGGCTTATCCAGCAGAACATTCCCGAGGAATATGCCAAGAAGCTCCTGGAACACGACAAATTCATGCAGGAGTATCAGACGGAGAAGCAGCAGAGGGAGCAGCAGGAAAAGGAACAGAAAATGTACCTTGAATTCCTTGAAGCTTACCCTGATGTGAAGCCCGAAGATGTTCCCGCTGAAGTCTGGCAGGAAGTAGCTAAAGGGCGTAACCTGCTTGATGCATATGTGCGCTACGAGAACAAGCGCCTGAAGGACGAAATGGCGAAGTTCCAGCAGCAGCAGCAAACGCAGGCAGCCAATATGAAAAATGCGGCAAGTTCGACAGGCTCAGTGAGAGATGGAGGTAATGGCGCAGAATTCATCAGTTTCGAGGAATTTGAAGCCAACAAACACGACCAAAGCTGGGTCGTAAAAAACTACAACAGGATCATGAAAAGCCGTGCCAAGTGGTGACGGCTATTTTATGCACAGAAAGGATGATGATTAATGGCAGCTAATACATACGCAAAGGCATTTATCCCTGAGATATGGGACGCTTCGATTATGAGGACACTGGAAGATAACCTCGTAATGAAGAAAGTGTGCAACCTCAAACCGACACGCCAGATTCAGAAGTTTGGCGACACGATCTATTTCAACGGCCTCGCCGATCCGACAGTATCGAATTACGAAGGCACAATCACATATGAAACCTTGAATGACGAGCAGATACCTCTGCTTATAGACAAGCAGAAGTATTACGGCTTCAAGGTAACAGACATCGAGCAGGCAATGGCAAATGTTGACCTGAAAGGCTCACAGGCTGAAAGAGCGGCTTACATGCTCAAGAATAAGTGTGAGCGCGATGTGTTCGAGAATGTCATAGCCGATGCCGCAGCCGGAACAGTTACCGATACAACCTGCGACAGCGCCTCCATCCTGTCCGACATTGCAACAGCGGCCCAGTACCTGCTTGAGAACAATGTCGATGAAAGCAATATGTGGATGGTCATAACTCCTGCAATTATGATCAAACTCAAACTGGCAGGCGTGGCTTTCAGCATCAATGAAGGCATCAACGGCAAAGGCGGTATGCAGTGGACAAAGGACCTCGGCTTTACTGTATACGTCACAAACACTATCAAGGTGGACAGCAGTGGATACCACAACTGTATAGCCGGTTCCTATCAGTCAATCGGCTTTGCTGAAAAGCTGATGAAGTCAAGGGCGATGGAACTCGAAGACAGCTTTGCAACCGGTCTCTCCGGCCTGCTCGTGTACGGCTACAAGGTACTGAAACCGAAGGAACTCGTCAAGCTGGCTCTCAAGCCTGTAGCGGAAAGCGCGATCTAACAGAGGGGCAACATAACCCTCTTAAATTTTTAATGAAAGGATGATGATAAATGCCCGCAACAGCAATAACCAATACGACTATAGCCAAGTATAACACCGGCGCAGAGTTCACACTGAACGCCGCAACAGTGGACACAGCAAGTAAAGCGGAGGAATTCGCATTTACCCCCACTGGCAAACCAAACAAGGTAGTGTTTGGCTTTCAGGTGGCAAACTCTCACGGCTCGGTGTCAATCAAGTTCTCCAAATCCCCCGGAGTGTTCGGAGCCAACAACCTGACA